TAATCTTTTGACCATCACCTAAAGGTAAACAGGTTATAGTGCTGTCATTAAGCTTAAGAGTACAACGATCAGTATCTCTTCTTGGGCCACTATCTCCATCGCAAACATCTCTAAGCATTGGAGAATTGTTCCATATCGTTTCCATGTATTCAAACAATATTTTGGACTGACGAAAAGCGGCACCAACAATAACAATTTTTCTTTTTGGTAGTATTAATGCGCGCAGTATGGAATATAATGAAAGCATAAAAGACTTTCCAGCACCGCGAGTAGCGATAAGCATAGGAAATTTACGCTCCCACAGTTCTCTTAAAATCAAAGATTGAGATGGAAGAAGTTGAGTATTTAATATATGTTTGACTATAAATGGAAGATAGTCGGGCTGGGTCATAAGCCAAGCTAATCTTATATTAAATTCTTCATCATCAGAAGCAACGAATTGCATAGGATTAAAAAAGTTGCTTCCAACTTGATCTAAACCAAGCCATGCTTCTTCTACTATTTTAAGATCATTTAATCCCATGATGTAATAACCTTATCAGCAAATCCATAGTTTACTGCATCATTAGCGTTTATATACCAATCGCCATTCTTCATCTTTCTATAAAGAAAGTTTTTGACTTTTGTTAAATCCCAATTTTGATCTTTGAAATATTTACCTTTTACACATCTACTAGCATAAATATCCATCATAATGTCACAAAGGTTTTTCTCGTATTTAACCCAGTTTTGAACATTTAAATAATGACCATTAGCATCGCTAGAGCCAAAATGGGACATAAAGTAAGAATTTGGCGTCATAAGTCTTTTATCAGCAGCTTGTAAAATGATACTACTCATAGACTCTGCTTGCCCATAAACTATTATGGTTACATGGGACTTGCACATAGTAATAGTATCAAATATAGCCATTCCGTCAGACCACTCTCCACCTATACTATGCATATGTATGAAAATTTCATTGTTGTTATCTTGTTCCAAAACACGTACATTTTTTATGAACGTATTAGCCATTTTATATTCAACGCCGGGATTGCTATTCTCATCTGACGCATAAGTATTATGCAAAAATATTTCTCTAGTCTTTATATTGCAGCCATAATTATGTAAATCAAACAATTTGTCATGTGTAATTGCCATATTATTTCTTTCTTCCAATAGTGTACATTTCATTAATTCGCTTAAAAATGCTACTAACAGCAAGGAATGCTGACTTTTTATTTCCGCAGAATAAGACATTTATGTTATTGTATATTTGAAATTCAACTAGGCACTTGAGCATGTATTTACCAGTAATTTTTAATGACGATTGATTTTTAATAGGTATTCTGGTGTCTTCGGGAAACTTTATTAATTCTTCCAAAGAAAACTCTAAAACTATAAATCTATGTGGGAATGACTGCATACGATCAATCTCTTGTAGGAACTGATGTTTTTTTTGTCCCAAATTTATAGCTAATTCTTCTACACATCCTTTGCGCTCTATACAAACTTTATCTTCTAAGCCTTGTATTGTATAGTCACCAGTATCTAGTTTTTGATCAATCATGCCAGCACATGTGTTGAATTTACTAAAGTAATAACCCTCCTGTTCTCTAGTGTCCTTAATTACAGTAAAAGGTGGTGCGACTTTATAGTTTGCCATCTACTATCTCTCTAAATAATTTTTCGTATTGTTTTTCTTTGTTCTTGATGCTATCATGGCAAGATTTACATAAAGTAATACCATTATCAGTATCATATCTTAGAGATGCTGCACTAGACCACATTTTTATATGATGAACTTGCAACCTACTTTTAGATTTACATCCCGGCATTTGGCATTGTCTTTTATCTCGTTTTTTTACATCCTGAGTAAAACGCTTATAGACATCTTCTGAAATTTTTCTATTACTCATAGTTTTTCTACTTTAGTGATTCTAATAAATCTTTTGATTTTTCTGCAAAGTATTCTACTTTTTATGGACTTATCTTTTTTTAAGACATACTTTATTAATCGATCTACTACGACAAAACACGCATCGTCATAATTATCTGCTTCTATGAAAACTAGAGAAAATGGTATAGTGTATCCTATTAAGTGTACAGAGTACGGTACTAGCTCTTGATATACATCAGAAAGATCTATTGTTAGTCTATAGTTTTGCATCTATCATCAGTTTTACCAATCCATATAAATCATGCTTAGGACTCCAACCTAGAACGCTCTTTGCTTTTGAACAATCACCACGTAGGTATGGAACTTCTGAGGGTCTAACTAACTGCGGATCAATATATATAGCGTCTTTCCAATCTATAATACTATCTAAATTAGTATATTTAAAACAAAGATCTAGAAATTCCCAAACAGTGTGTGAGTTGCCAGTGCAAATCACATAATCGTCTGGGGTTTCTTGCTGTAGCATAAGCCACATAGCTTCAACATAATCTCCAGCATATCCCCAATCTCTATACGTGTCTATATTTCCAAGCTTTAATTTTGGAAATACGCTGTCACCGACAATAATATTATGGTTATTAACAAACACATTATTTGATGAATGATTAATAGAATTTAGCCATTTCTTAAAACTCACAGTCCATTTGACTATTTTTTGGGTTACGAAATTATCGCCTCTTCGCGGGCCTTCGTGATTAAATAATATTCCACAGCTACCATGCACATTGTAAGCGTCACGATACAATCTAACTAAATAGTGTGCCGCGCATTTTGATATAGCATATGGTGAGTTGGGCATAAATTTAGTATTTTCGTCTTGATATTTACTTCCATCTTTATCTAGATCAAATGAACTACCAAACATTTCACTAGATGAGGCTTGGTAAAATTTGCAATTATTACCTGTATCCACAATAGCTTGCAGTACATTTAAGCAGCCTTTGCCGGTTATGTCCCATGTTAATGCTGGTTGGCTAAACGAGGTTGCAACATGCGATTGTGCGGCTAGATTATAGACCTCATCTACATCTTCGTTATTCTTAAAAATGTTAATTACACTACTTACATCTGTTATATCCCCTTCAATCAAATTGAAGCTATCACAATCAGACAGATGTTTTAATCTTTGGGTATTATCCACGCTACAGCGACGAGTTACACCAATGACACTATAATCTTTCTCTAATAATAGGTCTGCTAGGTGACTGCCGTCCTGTCCAGTGATTCCAAATATAATAGCCTTTTTCATAATTAGTCCTTAATTGTATCCGGTGTAAGAAATGGTTGATCTACTGTATTATCTGCATAGGTATGATAAGAAGATAGGCGATCCTTCTCTTTTTCCATAGCAAGGCGCATCTTCTCCATCTCAATACCATACTGTTTCATTTTGTCTGGATTATCAATTAGCATAGCTACCCAGCTAGTAAAGCTTTGCTTAGAGTCCTCTAGTCGCTTTATTCTCTGTTCGCGCGTACCCTTCATTTCACGAAGTATAGCAGCCTTCTTTGTTTGTAGTTCACGATAGTCTTTATTTAGTGCTTCCTGAGAAGCTCGTAGAGAAGCAGACTGTCTTTCTAGGTTAAATATATAGTCCATGTCTTGTTGATCTTTATCGCGCTCGCGTTCCGCCGCAATCATTTTATCGTAAACGTTTATTTGTACTATATTATCCTTATTACTTCTAAGGCACCTATTCATTAATATCTCTAATTTTATAACGTCTATTACTTGCAACTCTTCTGTTGGGAAAACGTCATCATTAAACTGTGATATGATTCTACCCCAGTGATATTTAAACAACTCTAATTCTTCTTCAGTAAACTGTGAAGATAATTCACCCCAATAGGGGCGATCTTCTAGTGAGTAAGTTGCCTCTTCTTCTGGTGATAAATTATGTCTAAATTTTCGCTTAATAAACTGGTCTATAGATTCTACATCACGATCTAGCTCTTTAGCTATATCTTCTGGCACCATAGTATTAATTAGGCGCGAAATAATACGCTCTTCTTCTTTAGAAATACGCCCCTTACGCATTATTTATATTCTCCATTATTTCCTTTATTAGAGCGACTATTTTTTCCCTCTTAGCCTTGGTCATGGCAACGTTGTTAATAAACTTAAGGTAATCTGAGCGATAGCGCGCTGGCAAGCGATCAGAGATTAATTCGTCCATATCTTTAAAATCAACGCTGTGAGTAGTTTCGTTATTTTCTACATTTTCTTCATAAGATAATTGCATAGGGGAACAGACTCTTCTTTTTTCGTAATTATTACTAAAGGAGTAGTTGTCGCGTACAAAGTTTTTTAATCTATTTGACAGATGGACGGATAGGAAGTTTTCAAGGGGGCGCGTTTCATCATAGCGATCTAGTGCATCTAAGCAAATGATAAAAGACTCTTGCTTAATATCGTTTATGTCATAACCATAAAATGTATACTTGGGGGATATTCTATCTATTACTTTATTGATTTGTGCAACCAGTTCTTCTTCTGTCATGTTTGACGGTATTTTCATATTTTACGCCACCCTTTACCGCTGTAATATTTTAAACAATCATCGGCGTTATCATATATAATAAGCCCCTTAGTCTTTGGCGCATCTTTACAGGAATCATAAGAAGTGGCCCTGCATAAGTCATTAATGTTTAGTGATTTTACACTTGAACCAATCCTTCCTAAGACACAATGATCATCTAAAGTAACGGCGTCAATTAGGCCAGACCCATTAGAATAAACAACGCTATATGGAAATGCGAAAAATTCAT